CACTATCTAGCCAACGATCACCCGGCCCTATCGAGTTGGCACGTTGTTTGGTTTGGTGCGCCGCACTTGCCAGCCGACCTACGGCAACAGGTAAACCTATGATCGTTGTGGCTAGTGGCTAACATACAAAACGGGTGACCGTCGTTTACCTATGCTTTCTCGGTTACGTTCGCGGCGGTCACCTATACACACAGGCAAACAATTTGCGTGGCATACTTAGCCAATGGCAATCTTTAGTCGTGGCATAAACAAGGCAGCAATTAGTCCGTCTGTAGATAAAGCAGCGGCGGCTGGCAACAATTACAGCGGTAACAACGCTGGGCTACCAATGATCGGTTCGTACTTTAGTTACATAGAGGGCGACGCACGTAACCGTGCAATTAGTGTGCCAACAATAAGTCGAGCGCGCGATTTGATGGCCTCAGTCCTCGGTTGTATGAATTTGCGACAATTTACGGAACTCTGGAACGGCAACGAAATGGAAAAAGTGCCGGCAGCGCCGCGCACATGGCTGCGACGCATAGACCCGTCTGTACCAAACAATTTTATTATGTCGTTTACATTTGACGATCTATTTTTTTACGGTCGTGCGTTTTGGTACATAACTACCCGTACGGCTGACGGTTACCCAGCGTCATTTACTCGACTGCCTGCAGCAATGGTGCAAACTTTAGATCAAGCTGGCCCAGTTTGGTTTGCGCCTAGTAAACAAGTTGTGTTTCAAGGCGGCGAGATTGACCCAGCAAATGTTGTGCAGTTTTTGTCGCCAATACAAGGCATTGTTTATATGTCAACGCAGTCAGTTTCTACAGCGCTAAAACTTGAGGCGGCACGATATCGCAATGCATCGTCGGCAATACCGGCAGGCATTTTGCGTCAGACTGGCGGCGAGCCGTTAGGCGCACAGGAGTTGGCTGATCTTGCAGCATCGTTTGACGCTGCGCGCATGACTAATCAAACAGCTGCGCTTAACGAATTTGTAAGTTACGCAGAAACACAAACCAGCCCTGACAAAATGTTGTTAATTGCTGCAGCCGAATTTCAAGCAATGGAAATGGCTCGACTTTGCAACATACCGCCGTACCTTGCAGGCGTGTCGGTTGGCAGTTACTCGTACCAATCAAGCGCCGAGGCGCGTATGGACTTGTGGACATTTGGCGTACGCGCTTACGCAGATTGCATTGCCGGCACATTAAGCCAAAACAACGTGCTACCTAACGGCACATACGTTGAGTTTGACGTGCAACAATATTTGACAGGCGAATACGCAATGGGCGATTATGACAACACAAACGAAACGCAACAAACACAAAACGTTTAATGCCGTACAAACCGACGCAAGAAATGGCAGACGAGGCGCAACGCGGTCTTGACTGGCGATCAGAGTTTGGTAGAGGCGGTACAGCAATTGGTATTGCGCGCGGCCGTGACATAGCAAATCGTCGCAACTTGTCAGAGGATACGGTGCGTCGCATGAAGTCCTTTTTGGCTCGACACGAAGTTGACAAACAAGGCGAGGGCTTTAGTCCGGGCGAGCCGGGCTATCCGTCAAACGGTCGTATTGCGTGGGCGTTATGGGGCGGCGATCCTGCCGTTGGCTGGGCAAACAGAATTGTTAACCAAATTGACGCAACAATACCCGTTGCTACAACAAATGCGAGTTATAGTAAAAACATGATCAGATTGACAGCACAAAAAATTACGTTAGACGCAGCCGCTGACGGCACTACAGGTCGCACGATTAGCGGCGTTGCAGTTACGTACGGCGTTACGGCCACAGTTTTAGACGGCACAAAAGTACAGTTTTTGCAAGGCTCGCTACCAGTTACAGGCCGTGAGCCAAAACTTTATATGCAGCACGACAGCGCACAGATCGTCGGCAAAGTTACTGAGCGTGTGGATACAGCCGAGGGCATGCTGTTTGTGGCTAAAGTTAGCGCCACTCGACTAGGCGACGAGGCGCTGATACTTGCCAAAGACGGCGTAATTGACGCAGTATCGGTAGGCGTAAACGTCACAAAATTTAAGTACGACGACGATGACGTAATGGTTATCGAGGCTGCAGAATGGCAAGAATTGTCGTTGGTCAGCGAAGGCGCGTTTGCCGGTGCAATCATTACAGACGTTGCAGCCAGCAAACCTGACGAGGTTGCCGAGGGTATCCCCGAAACCGAATTGACAAGTGCTATACAATCAGAACAAGAGCAACCACAGGAGATAAAAGACATGAGCGACAAAAACGAAACACCAGTAGTCGAGGCAGCGCAAGCAACCACAGACAAGTTGTGGGCAAAACCTGAACGTAAATTTAATTTGCCAACAGCAGGCGAATATATGGCAGCAATGCACATTGGCGGCGAAACATTCCGCAACGTTGCAGCAGCAGCGCACGATTACATGCGATCAAAGCAAACAGCGTTGCAAGCAGCAGCAGGCGACATCATCACAACTGATACACCGGGTTTGTTGCCAGTACCGGTACTCGGGCCAGTCTTTCAAGACCTTAACTTCATTCGACCAGTTGTTAACGCAATTGGTGCGCGTGCAATGCCAAACGGCGGTGCGTCAAAAACGTTTATACGCCCAACAATTACAACGCACACATCAGTTGCAACGCAATCAAGTGAACTTGCTGCAGCGTCAGCAACCACAATGGTTATTGCCAGCAACTCGGTAACTAAAACAACTTTGGCTGGACAAGTAACTTTGTCAATTCAAGACGTTGATTTTACTGACCCAGCATCGTTGCAAATTATTTTGAACGATCTTGTAGGCGAGTACCTAATTGCGTCAGACAACGTTGCAGCAGATGCAATCGTTGCTGGTGCAAGTGCGTCAGGCTCGACATGGACATTTAACGCAACTGACCCGTCAACTTTGTTTACAGCGTTGTATGACGCAGCGACCGACATTTTGACCGCAACAAACTTTTTACCTGACCACGTTTTTGTCAGTCCAAACGTTTGGAAAAACCTCGGCGCACAGTTAGACGGCGACAAGCGAAACGTATTTCCATACACGGCAGCCGCTGGACTTATGGGCGTAAACGCTGCAGGTACTGCAAACATTACGCAAATGAACACGTTTAACCCATTTGGTTTAAACCTTGTTGCAGACAACAATTTTGCGTCAAGCACAATGGTTGTAGCACGCGGTTCAGCGATTGAGTTTTACGAACAAGTACGCGGCCTAATGTCAGTCGAGTTGCCGTCAACACTTGGCCGTAACTTTAGTTACGCCGGCTACGTATCAACGTTTATTGCAGACAGCGATCAAGTCAAATCAATCGCAATCGCTTAGTCGTAAGCGGCAACACCGCTCATGGCAACATTCGATACAGCAAGCAAACAACTATTAAGTAATTTTGCGTGCCTGAGCACGTTAGAGCCAACGTCTATAGATGTTGGCGACACAATAGTTGTAGGTGCATTAGGCGCGCCGTTTAACGGCACGTTTAAGGTGCTTGCTTGTCCACAGTATTTGTTTGAAGGCACAGATCAGTACGGCGAGTTTGTTTACAACGAAAACGTATCTGTACCTAATCAAGTGTTGTTTGCTTGCACCGGGTCTGACGTTGCGTTTGTACCAATCTTTACTGGCACAGTTTCGTTTACGCCGACTTGTACGTGGATTACCGTTGCCGATCTTGTTACGTATCTTGGCGTGTCAATTACTAACCCGTCTGACGATTACACGCTGGCAACGCAAGCCGTAAGCGCTGGCAACCAATTTTGCAGTCGCCGACGGGCTGAGGCAGGCTACTTTGACACGCTTGCGTCAAGCCCGTCAGGTGACGTAACGCTTGGCACAATCATGTATTCGGCGGCGTTGTGGCGTAGTCGAGGCAGTCTAGAAAACGTGTTTGCGTCGTTTGACAACATGGGTACAGCACCGCAACAGTCAATGACACCTATCGTCAAACAGTTGTTAGGTATTGACCGACCTGCGGTGGCGTAGTGCCTGCACCGTACACAGACCTGTTTAATGAGGCGCTAGACGATCTCACAGCCACGCTCACAGCCGTTACAGGCCTACGGGTTGTCAATGACCCAACACGGCTTGTGCCTAATTGTGTGTTTATTACAGCGCCAAGTTTTACGACGATTGCGGGCAACGGCAACATCGTGCGCATGGACTACCCAATAAAAATTGTTGGCAGCGGCCCAGCAGGGTTGCCCGTGTTGCGTGAGATTTTGCAGATTACCGCGCTAGTGCTTGGCTCAAGCGTTATTGCAATGTCGGGCAGACCCGGCACACTCGACATAGGCGGGCAAGAATATCCGTGTTATGACGTGGCAGTTGGCTTGCAAGCGCAGTCTGCGTGAGCATACACACGCATATCGTTGCGGTATGGTAAAACTATAAAGACACCTAAGGAGTAATCACAATGGCAACTTCCACCTATCTTGCAAACAGCGTTGTAGAAATCGGCCCAAGCAGCGCATCAGTTACAGACATTACCGATCAGGTAACGGCAGTAACCGTCAACTTTGTTGTTGAGGCTTTAGAAGACACCGCGTTTGGATCGACTGCTCGCACAAACACAGGCGGCCTACAAAACAACAGCGCGTCAATTACTTTGTATGCGTCTTACGCCGCGTCAGAAAGTTACGCAACTTTGTCAGCACTTGTTGGCACAAAATGTTTTTTGCGCGTCAAACCGACTAGCGCTGCATTGTCAGCCACTAACCCCGGGTTTGAGTTGTCGTCAACCTTTTTATCTGCGTTACCTGTGATAAATAGTAATTTAGGCGAATTAGCCGTATATGAGATAGAACTGATGGGCGGGTCGTACACCGCAGACATTACGCCATAAAACAAACGCGCCACAACTGGCCGAGAACAGGACAAGGCAATGAGATTAAAACTTAAAGTAGATTTACAAGACGGCGTACAGCCAGTCGAGTTAACAACAAATATGTTTGTTATCTGCGAATGGGAAAAAACTGAGGGTCGCAAAATTAGTGACGGCAAAGGTATCGGCTACACCGATCTAGTTTGCTGGGCATACAACTTGCTGAAACTTAGCGGCCAAAAAATGCCTGCAACATATCGTGATTGGGTTAAAGAAAACCCAAACATGACTATTGAGGCAATAGACGAGACAGACCCAAACCTTACGGCGTAGGCAGTTACCGACGGCAACTAGCAGAACTGTTAGTCGCAACAGGGTATTGGCCTACGACAATCGAGTTTGACACGCGCGACCTAATCACGGTGATTACGCTATTGAATAAGCAAAAGAGGTAGCGCAATGCCAGCATCAACAACTATTGAGATTGTCGGGGTCAAGCAGACGATTAACTCTTTGCGTAAAATTGACCCGCAACTACAAAAAGATTTTAAGGCAGACGCAACCGCAATCGCACAGCCAGCAATACAGGCAGGCAAAGCCGTGTACAAAGAATTACCGCTATCAGGTATGCGCTACAACTGGGTGCAACGTGATCGCAAACTATTTCCGTTTACAACAGCCAAAGCAATTAACGGCGTACGTATGCGCTTTGACACTCGACGCAACGCAGTCGGCGTAATTCTTATTGAACAAAAAGACCCAGCGGCAGCAATCTTTGAAACGGCTGGTCGCGCTAACTCAAACAGATTAGGTAACGCACTTGGTTTTGTTAGCGCTGGTCGCACTCGACTAATCGGCCCGGCTGTATATAAAGCGCGTCGCGGTATTGAGGCCGAGATGACAAAAATGATTGCTAAAACTATGCGCGTTGTGCAAAGCGAGATTTAGTCATGGCACTATCTATACCTATTGTCAGCGAATTTGACGGTAAGGGCATTGACAAAGCAATTAAAGAATTTAAGCAACTAGAAACCGTTGGCGAAAAAGCACAGTTTGCTATTAAGAAAGCTGCAATACCTGCGGCGGCTGCAATCACGGCGGTTGCCGGTGCGCTTGGCTTAGCGGCTAAAGCAGCGGCCGAAGACGAACAGCAACAAGCAATCTTGGCTAACACAATGCAGAACGTTGTTGGCGCTACTGACGCAACGGTTGCGGCGACTGAGGACATGATCTCGGCGATGTCGAGGGCAACTGGTACGGCTGACAGCGAGTTACGGCCAGCGTTTAGCGCACTACTTGTTGGTACAAAGAATGTTGGCGAGGCTACTGACGCGCTATCGCTTGCACAAGATATCTCGGCTGCAACTGGCAACAATCTTGCAACGGTTAGCGATGCGCTTGCCAAAGCGTATGCAGGCAACATGAAAGGTCTCGCAGCGTTGTCGCCTGAAATGAAGGGCATGATTAAAGACGGTGCGTCACTCGACACGGTGATGCTGGCATTAAACGACAATTTTGGTGGCGCGGCCGCAAAGTCTGCTAGCACCGCTGCAGGTCAATTTAAGATATTAAAAAATAGTTTGGCTGAAACACAAGAAAGCATTGGCGCAGGTTTGTTGCCCGTGTTGCAAAAAGTGTTGCCGTATTTGCAGAGCATGGCTGACTGGGCGCAAAAAAACCCTAAAGCATTTTTAATTGTTGCTGGCACAATCAGCGCTATTGCTACAGCAATTTTGGCGGTTAATTTTGCTATGGCTGCTAATCCGTTTACGTTAATTGCGATTGGCATTGCGGCGCTTGTTACTGGTCTTGCAGTTGCGTACACAAAATTTGAGGGATTTCGCAACGGCGTAAATTTTGTAATAAACGGTTTGATTGCAGGGTTTGAGTTAATGGCTAATTCGTTTATTGGTGCAATAAATTTAATTATTCGTGGCATGAATTTAATAAACCCGTTTAAAGATATTGACCCGTTGTCAACAATAAACTTGGGTCGTATTGGTGGCTCGGGCGCGGCAACTAGCGGTGGCGCGGCTCGAGAAGGTGGCACGGGCAGTATTACGCCTAGTTTGCCAAGTATGCCTAGTTTGCCCCCAGCGATCATTGGCGGTGGCTCAAGCGGTGGCAGTAGTCAAGCCGGTCGCGGTGGCGGCGGTGGCGGTATCGGTAGCGGTGGCGACCTAATGACGATTATGAACAGCGACGCAATTTACGCTGGCATTGGTCAACAAATGATGGCCGTACACGGCAAAACTGAAGGCATAACAATAAACGTGACAGGCGGTGTGTCAACTAGCGCCGAGATCGGGCAATCGGTTTACAACGCGCTGTTGCAATACAAACAGGTTTACGGGCCGCTAACGGCTATTGCAACATAATGCCGGCAACACTTGTTACAGGCGGTAGTTACACGCTAGAAATCGGTGCAGGATTTGACGAAGACGCGTTTATTCTTGACGAAAGTTTGCTTGACGGCGTTGACGTGCTTGACGGTGACGGCGAGGAGTTTTACGACATTACCGACAAGGTAACGAACATTCGAGTGTCGCGCGGCCGTAAACAACCGATTGACTCATTCGGTGCAGGCACGATGATTGTGTTAATGCAACAGAAAGAAACCGACCGCACACTTGACCCGTTTAACACGTCAAGCATTTATTTTAATACCAGCGAAGATCAGCCGGGTTTAGGGCCGTTGCGACCGATACGTTTGTCGCGCGAAGGCGAGTATTTGTTTGTTGGCAAAGTAACTGGCTACCAGCAACAATACGTTTTAGGCGGATTGACGCAGTACGTTGTGTCGGCTGCAGATGATATTTATACGCTGGCGCAGGCAACTTTGCCCAGCACGGCTACAAGTGTGCAAACGTCGGCCGCTCGACTGGCAACTGTTTTGGCGCTTGTGCCGTACACAGGGACAACAAACATTACTGCGTCACCTACTGCAACACTCGGCGCGTTTACTATCGGCGAAGGCGCAAACGTCAACCAATATGTTAATCGTATAAACCAAGCCGAACAGGGTCGCATTTTTTGTGATCGTGAAAACACGTTGACAATGCAACCGCGCATCGGCACAACGCTTGACGCGCCAACCGTGACGTTTAACGACACCGGCACGGCTACCGCATACGACGGTATAGGTGTCGAGTATGACCAGCAGTTAGTTATTAACACAGCGACCGTAGAAATTGAGACAGGTGGTACGCCACAGATCGCTACTGACGCTGCAAGCATTGCAGAATATTTTGTGCAGGCGCTGGCGATCACAGACAGTTTGTTATCAAGTAACGCACAGGCTTTGACGTTGGCTGACTATTTGCTTGAGGGTACGCCTACGCCGCGTTTTACGTCTATAAGCACGACGTTTGCAAGTTTGACTACACCGCAAAAAAACTTGTTAGCACCGATTGACATTGGCGAAACTGTACAGATTACTAAGACTTATACGACTGGCACGCCGCTTTCTAAAACACAAGACTTGGCAGTAGAAGGCATTGACCACGAGATCAACGTTATTACTGGCCACAGGGTCACGGTCTATACCAGCGACACAATCGTGTTAAACGACTTAATTTTAGATGACATTTTGTATGGCACACTTGACACAAATAATGCGATAAGTTAGGGGACACTATGGCGATACAAACTTTTGTTGCAAGCACAGTTTTAACGGCAGCGCAAATGAACGCGCTACAAGCAAACGATTACAACCAAACAGTCAGCACCAAGACTGCAAGTTACACGCTTGTTGCGGCCGATAAAGGCACTCGAGTTGTAATGAACTCGGCTAGCGCTACCACAATTACGGTTAATACGTCGTTGTTTAGTGCAGGCGATACTTTGTTTTTGCAAAACATTTCTACGGGCGTTTGTACGGTCACGGCTGGCACGGCAACTGTAGCAACTGCAGGATCTTTGGCTATTCCGCAGAATGGTAGCG